AAGCGGGTAAAAGGCACTGCGGAGACTATGGCCGGTCGCGGGTTGGGGACACTCGAAAGCCTGAAGATATCTTTCAATGAACTCGCTGAAGATATCGGAAGTTTTATTCTTCCAGAATTCAACAAAATTATTAAAGTGGTAAAGGGGTGGGTCGATAGTTTCGGCAAACTCGACTCTGGAACAAAAAAATTGATTATCACAATCGGTCTGATTTTGGTCGCGATAGGGCCTTTGACTATGGCTGTCGGGGGATTGATTAAAACCGTTGGCATGGTCATAAATGCATTTGGATTCCTCATGGCCCATCCGGTGGTATTGGCTCTTGTTGCAGTCGCGGCAGCAATTACCGGAATCGTGATTGCCGTGAATGCCTATAATAACCGGTTCGATGATGCGATCGAGAAAAACAAGGAGATGACGAAAACCGGAACGAGTTTGATCGAAGAATATCAAGCATTACAGGGAAAAGCGAATAAGAATAACGTTGAAATGGCGCGAATGCGAGAAATTCAAGAGCAATTGATTCAAATAAATCCCGAATTTAAGAATTCCATAAATGCTATTACCGGTGAGTTGGATCTCGGAACGGATGCGGCTCAAAGATTTAACAAGGCCATGGCTGCCCAACAATGGAGAAATGTTGTAGAAAATATAAATAATGTTGATAAACAGATAAAAGCAAAAGAGCAAGATATAGCTCAGTTATCAGGTTTGATCGGAGATGAATTAAAAAAAGGAGCTATAAAAGAAAGAGATGCACTTGTGTTAAAAAAGATGGGGCTTGAAGTAGATAAACAAAAACTTGAAGCTACACTTAATGGAACTGAGGCTATTAAAAAAAGTACCAATGCAATCATCGATAATAATAATGCTCTATCAGGTTCAAATGAAATCTATCTTAAAAATTATATGCTTTCACATGGCGAACTCGCGGTTGATAAAGAAATCAAAGCGAATGTAGCGGGAGTGATTAAAAAGACCGGATCAGTTGATGTGACTGTAAAAGTGGCTTCGGACAAGGGAAGCTCGGCGCTTATTGAGCGCGTGAGCAAGAAGGGCGATGTCAAAGTGAATGTGATTTCCGATTCTTATTTAGGATTGGCAGGAATATGAGCTGGAGAGATAAACTCGCAAATCAACTTTATCAGGCTACTTTTCGCGGTATTCCTTTTTTCGTTCAAGAATCTGAACGAGCGACGGGTCGTAATACTGTAATCGATGATCTCGTTCCGCAGAATGACAAGGAAGAGCACATTCCATATGTCGCAGATAATGGAATCGCTATCGATAAGTTCGACATAACCGGATACGTGATTGCGAACTTCGATAACGATTTCGATTATTTTGAGAACCGCGATGCGCTTATAAATGCCCTCCGGACGCAGGGAACTGGTGAACTCAATCATCCATTCTATGGAATCAAACAGGTTCGGCTAATCGGCCAGGCTCAAATAACTGAGTCACTTTCCGAGGGCGGAATTGCCCGATTCAAAATGTCATTCGCTGAGGTTAAGGATATCGAGCCTGTGAAGACTTCGGACTTTCAGAACAAGGTGAAGGACCGAGCGAAAGCGGATCTTGCGATAGTGGGAGAAAACTTCACGAAGAATTGGTATACGGGTGGGCTTTTCCAGAATGTGGCCGCTCAATCATTTAAAAATATGCTAAAAAATCTTAATTCAATTGTGCGTGATATTAAAGGCGTGGTGAATGCGAATATTTCAAACACGATCGCAGACATAGCAGATGCGATAAATCAGGTTGATTCTTTAATCGATCTTCCATTCGATACTTTCACACTTATTTCAAATACAGTTTCAAAATTGGTATCACTCTGTCAGTATGGAGTCGAAACAGTAGAGGGAGGAGTCGAAGGCCTTATAAAAATAGAAACAGGAATTGCGGCTTTGATCGGAATATCGAATCAATTACAGACTGATCCACTTGCTCAAGGCTTTATTCCCGATGAGCAGACTGGAAATGTCAGATTGATAGATGCTACATTCAAGGCGGCTCTCGTAGGGGCAGGGGCGGAGATTGGAATCGATACCAATTTCATCAGTCAATCCTATATGGAGAAATATTCCGGTCTTTTTGCCGATGCAATAGATGATCTTTTGACTCAACTCGGGGAACTCGACAACGCCGATGATATTTTTCAAGCTGTCGAAGATATCCGAGGCGTTTATATTGATAATCTTATGGAGAGAATATCAGGTCTGAAAAAAGAAAAAGATTACCCGGTGAGGCCGGAAATAAAGTCGGCTTTGTGCCTAGCCTATGACTTGTATGCCGATATCGAGCGTGAACAGGAAATAATCGATAGGAACAAATTAAGCGTAAGGCATCCGGGCTTTTTACCGGCTGGGGAATTGTTGAAGGTGCTGAATGAATGAATTGATTTTCTCTGCGGGCGGTTATTCGTTTAAAAAATACTCGTCGGTCGAAGTCGTTAAGACCATGATGGCGATTGCGGGATATACGGAAATTGTTCTCGCAGATTATTATCCGGGAAAGCATACGAGCTGGAAAATCAAAATGGGCGATGCTTTCGAGACGAAGATCGATAATCAATTACGGTGCTCTGGTTACATCGAAGATATCAATATTTCGTATGGTTCACAATCCAATCATGTCGTAATAAGCGGACGGGATAAGACCGGAGATCTTGTGGATTGCGGTAGAGAAGTTCTTCCGAACGAGTGGAAAAATGATACCGTTTCGAATATCGTTCAAGCGCTTTGTTCTCCATTTGGAATAACGGTATCTGGGAATTGTGCGGTAAAAATTGATTCATTCAAATATGAAGAAGGCGAGCCGGTTTATGTAGCGATCATGAGAGCGTGTCGATTCGGAGGGGTTGTCCCAATAAGCATCGGTGATGGAAAGCTTACTCTCGCAAAATCCGGAACGGAAAATAGTAGCGATGGCATCGAGCTCGGGGTAAATGCCACGAATGCGCAAATTGAGTTTAGCGATCGAGAGCGCTTCAGCTCATATTCGGTGAAGGGACTCGGATGCGGGAACGATAATAAAACTATGGCAGATTATATTTCGCCTGCTTCGAGCGTGACTGATTCGGTGATTAAAAGAAGCCGTCCGATCGTGTTGCTTTCCGATGTTGCGACTGATTCGGGAAAATGCCGAGATGTTGCGAAATATGAGAGACAACTTCGGGCGGGTTTATCACGGAAGCGGACATATCGCGTAATCGGTTGGGCGCAAAAGAATGGGACAATATGGCAGATCAATAAAAAAGTCAGAGTGAAAGATGATAGATCGGGAATCGATAAAAACATGTTAATCTATGATCTCCGATTTTGCGCGAATGCGGACGAAGGGAAAACAACGTATATCGGTGTTGTTGACATGGATACCTTCGGATCTGCGGACACAATTATAAAAGGTGAGTTTGATGCATGATATAGGAAAACTCTTACAACCGATAAAAAATAAAATCATGCTTTTAATTGGAAGATGCATTTTGACGGCAATCAACAATACGGGAAAAACGCAGACTATTACTGGAACGGGATTGAGTGGCGAAAAACTTTCCGACGTTGAGAGGCCAGAAAATTACGGCTTCACTTCGAGTCCGAGGCCTTCTATGAGCGAGGCAGTAATCGTTTTTCCAAATGGGAATAGAGGCAATGGCGTTGCAGTCGTGGTCGCCGATAGAGACGCAAGGCCAAAGACGTTATCTGAAGGCGATGTCTGCATATACGATTATCGGGGATTGCAGATACTTCTTGATGTTACAGGCATCACGCTTAAAACAGGGGACGCGTTGCCTTGGATGCCGAACATTCTTGCGGTCGATCCAATGACAGGGATACCGCACGGAGGGATAGGTGGAGGAATTTCGCGTTTACGCGGTGCATAAAATATGTATGGAATAATTTATAAAGCTACAAACAAGATAAATAATCTCATTTATATAGGACAAACAAAAAAAAGGTTGGAATGTAGAATAAAAAGGCACTGCGAAGATAACCGAACATTTTTTCATTTTTCTTTGCACAAATATGGGATTTATAATTTTGAATGGACAATAATTGATCATGCACATAGCCAATATGAATTGAATCAAAAAGAAAAATATTGGATACATTTCTATAAATCGAATATCAAAACTTACGGATATAATCTTACGGAAGGTGGTCAGAATGGAACACCTACTAAAGAAATAAGAAAAAAATTGAGCGAAAGACAAATAGGGAATCTCAACCATTCGTGGAAAGGCGGAAAAAAAGAATTTGAATGTATTATATGTGGCAAAAAAATATATGATTGGGGAAAACGAAAATATTGCAGTAGAAAATGTTGTATAAATGGACAAATCGGCAAAAACAATTCTTTCTATGGTAAAAAACATTCACAAGAAACTCTAAAGAAACAATCCGAATCGCAAAAAAATGTTTCAAAAGAATCAAGAATAAAACAATCTGAAACTATGAAAAAGAAGTTCAAAATAGAAAAACATCCTATGATCGGTAAAAAACATTCGGATGCAACAAGAGAAAAGATGAGTATGAAAGCAATTGAAAGATTTAAAAATAAGAAAAACCATCCCCAGTTTGGGAAACCCACAAAAAACAAAAGAAGTCCAGTGACTGGCAGATTCCTGAAAGGTAGG